GTTAGAGCCGGAATAGGACCTTCCCGTTCACATAAAACGGTCTCCTCATCTAATTAGGATGATCGGCACGGACAGCACGTAAGCCTAGTGTGGCTAGCAGTGTATGGGGCCACTACGTGCATACGGTAGAGTGTCAGCCAATTAAAGCAAACCGGACACTACCTAACGACATTGCTGCCGGGTATCCCCAATCATCGGGGCCAGATCGCACTCAACGAAGAGCAGTCACTGGTTGAATGAACATCAAGTCCAATTTTAGCGGTCTTGTGGGAACCGAACCCAGAAAAGCCTGGTAAAGCAAAATAAAGAAGGAAAAAAAAAGAAAAACCAGGCAGCCATAAAAATCATGCGATAAAAATCAAGCGATGATCTGGGTATGGTAAAGCAAGTTAGCCATATTAACGATGTGCATAGCTATTGCCCCATGAGGAGAAGAAGGAGAAATAAAAGGTAAAGCGTCACGGGCCGAACGCCAAGTATCAGCAGAAGCAACACCACGTTGCAACAAAACACGGCACCGATAGGCCAAAGAAGAAGCAGAAATAAAAAGAGAGCGGAGGCCGAACGTCCAGCCACAGAAAGGACCCGTATCACCCCAGAAGGGTTTGAATTTCATAGCCCAATGGTCGGAGATAAAGGAACGATCCTTCAAGAAAGTACCGCACACTATAGCATCATCACCAGAGAATGCCATAACCGTACCCCGAGGAATTGTGAAATAAAGGGTAGTTATAGCAATGTTCCGGTAAGTATTAAGAAGCCAAGTGTACCTGTCACCGGAAGCCTGCATGATAGGGAATTTGCCAAGATGCGTATAGGAATTAAGCCGTCGATGGAGGTAGCTGTCAATGTAGTGCTGCGGGAAACCACAGAGTTCCATGAGGTAAAGGTCGACCCCATAAAGGAACTCCGCTTCACAGCCGGCATCCCAGCCAGTGACATCATTACCCGTGACGCCTTTGTCGACATCCCAAAAAGTCTCATACCACTCTTGCAACTCCTCAACCGAGAGTCGGGAATTAAGACAGATGGTGGGGTCAAGCGCCTGTCGAAGTACTTTCTCCATGTAAAGCGCATAAGGCGCGTCCTGTAGTGTGAGCCCAACATGCATGTCAGTGACAATTTGACCTTTCTTAGGCGCAGCACCACGGGCTTCCTCTTTCTTGATCCATTGACCCTTCAAGAAAGTAGGCAGGTACTCGGTAGGAAACCCTGGATCCCACTTGTCAAAGACAGCAGCCAAGCCAGCGGCAGTTTTCCCGGTGGCCCACGTTGATACGGACTCCTGCACGCACTCTGACAAGGAATCCGGATCGAAGTCAGGAATTTTTGAAAGATCCATATGCTTCATAAGAGCACGAGTTAGCAACCGGGCTTTCTTTCGGACTTTCCGATTATCGATCGAAGGCTGATACCGTGGACGGACACGTTCATGCATACTCCAAGAGTAAAGTGTCCCATCAGTGCCTTTATGATGTTGCGCTTCTTCAGGGCCAAATTCCTCATATACTTGCGTAGGTTCGATATGATCCTTGAAAACTTTCTCTGGCAGGTGATTAGCTGGCTTTCGCGCAGCAAGATAAACCGGATCAAAGAAGTCTGAAAGATCGTAATCCGTACGAGGAGGAGGCGAAGGCTTCGGGTACCGGACATCATCAGGATCGAAAGGCAAATACGTCAAAACTTTCTTCAGCTCCGATGCCCGCGTGGTCCTATGCTCCTTCCGCTTAAGAGAAGAAAAAGCGGTAGTGAGGCCATAAGTGGGATGGAAGGACTTCGGGGTGAACAACGACGTGTCAGATCTGGCCCACCGGTCAAACTCTACTGGAGAAGGGGTATAATAACCGACCTGGTTCTGATAAAGGTTGTTTAGACCCAAAGAAGCGCAGCAGGCCCGACCAATAGTATTTGCCAAATGCTGGTATGTTGCCGCCTTAATAAGATGACTATGCGGGATCGTAGCATTTACGACGGCTGTTTGGGAAAAACAAGCCACAGCTAAGATCGTGCTTAAGATCATTGAACAACCAAAGCTCTGGGCAGAGAGAGTCTTAGGGTCGTTCATATTCGGGGACAAAACCAACCAGATGGAACCACGAGCACGGGTGATGGCAGTCCAGAGGGCAGCATCAGTCGCAGAAGAAGTTAACCCACCGACATCGATAGCCACATCACCATCAAAAGTGACACCCTGACAACCACCAAAATGCATGGTGTAAGCCCCACCATTATTCTTAGTCTCGGCAAAACGGGGTGAGGCGACCAAAAGCGGTACTCCCTGAGGGGGCTTACTACAGAGGTACACCTCACCAACCGTGGTGGACAAATTGCCATCGAAACCAAAAAGCATGGCATTCTGGGTTGCAAGACGACGCATCTTGGTGGCATAGATGGTGGACCTCGCAGCTAACCAAGAAATGGTAGAGGGATTCTGTCGAGAGTAAGCACCGGGCTTCGGGAACACATTGCACGCCTGAGCGCAATCAAAAGTCATGTACAAGCAATCAAGACTTTTGACCGCCATCAGCAATTGAATATACCCAGGCCAGAAAGTCCCAGCGTCATCCAGGAAAACGTACCGAGCACCATGACAAAGCAGCTTCGAGGCGAACACAAAGTTGTGAGAGTTGAAGGTTGGGAAGATAGGGCCCATAGCACGTTCCAAATCGACGAGCAGTGAAGGGGTCCAAGCCGCAACAACGATCTCACTCTGATTCACACCCGCAGCCAGCAGCCGTTGGATCTCATTGATCATAGCTGTGGACTTCCCAGTACCTGGAGCTCCATGCCAAAGGGTAAGAGGAATTTGGGGATGAGGCTGGTGTATACGCGAGTAATGGTTGATAATCTCGAGATTTCCAGCGGCAACCGCAGGAGCGGAAATATCCGTAAGACCAAGCTCGGCAGGGTACATTTTCATGTCCCTGGCGAGGAACTTAGCCGCCTCAAGGTCAGCAGGAGTCAAAGCATACATCAAATTCTCAGCAGTGAGCGGAACAGCAGGAAGCACAGGTAACGGAGCTATAGGCTGAACAGGTGGCTGGATGATGGTGGAATGACTAAGAATACTTCCCCATGAAGGATTCTGCGTCCAAGCGGCAATTTGAGCCAAGATCCTTTGACCATTTGTGGGAATGTTCAGAATCCCAGAGACTTCCGCAGCGGCGACATAACGCGAACTCAGACCAACAGTCCCAAAAGGGGAAATAACGGGCGCCCCATTGACAACAGTAGCCAAAGGAACCTGTGGGCTCAAATGATTGTTGCCAGCCTGGAGAACTTGCATCGACCAATGGACAGTAGGCCAGTCAGGAGTAGGAGTGCCAAACGTGACCGCCAAAGCTGAAGAATTGGCATAGCCGTTGTCATCCACATAGGTGTAGTCACCAGCAACCCGGAAGTAGGCTAAAATCGCAGGCAAGTCAGCAAGAATCACCCGACCTAGCTGAATACTGCGAGGGAAAACCGTCAAAGCATGTGCATGCAAAATGGAAGGATTGATGCTAAGTGCTGAACTCAAGCAATTCCAAACACACATATTACCGGCCGGAGGGGAAGGGGGAACAGCGTGATTCGCATAGGCTCGAGAAAATTCCACAGCAGTGTCAAAGAGGTAAGGCCGAATATCATAAACCGCAGGAGGAGGGTTGACATAAGCAGGTGGGGCCTGCATAGGTAACACTAATTGCGCATCCGGATTGACTGGGGCACGAGGTACCGGAGCAGAAGCAGCCTGATCTTGAGGTAGAGGAACGAGGGGAGGATCAGAGGGCGCACGAGGAACCGAACGTTTAGGAGGCACGGGTAACGGCGGCGGGCTATAGGGCCGGTCTGACGGAGCACGCGGACTAGGGGAACGAGGGATAGGGTCAACAAACCTGTCAACCGCTCCCCCATCGTTAACATCGCCGAGAACATCATCGAAAAGAGTCTCAATGTGCAAATGCCACGGTAACCACGCAGGGACAGAGTGATCACGACGCCAAACCAAGTACCAAGTAGACACCATGACGGGAACGGTAACCAACCACAACAATCGAAAAACGGTAGGTGGAAGGGGAAGTAATAAATGTGGGAAAATGGCACTAAGAAGGGTTAACACAAAAGATATTTTGTACCATTTTCCGAAACCAATAGACGCGTCAAGTTTGGCTGATGGTAACCCCAAAGGGAGGGCGAGCCAACGGTGGAAACCGTGACAGGAACGCAAGAGGTCATACTGCCAAAGCTTGAGCACGGGGGT